ACCTAGTGCCAGCATGCCTGCGCTGCAATGGATCCAAAGGATCAACAGAATGGACGCTTTGGTATAGAGAGCAAAATTTTTATACACAAGACAATGAAATTGCAATCTGGTATTGGATGTACCAGTTCAGGGATTTACCTTAGAAGCTGACACTTTAGCGTCGTTGTTGTAATGCCCAACTTCGGCATAGCTTTTGAGTGGTTTTTCGCTCATTTCAAAGAAGATTATCTGTCCAATTTTTAGTCCCGGATACAACGGCAGTGAATGCATTTTGCGTGCGTTCTGCAACTCCAGCGTCAGCTTTGAACCGTGCCAACCCGGATCGATCCAGCCGGCCAGCATGTGGGAATAACCTTCCCTCGCCCTGCTGCTCTTCAGCGCAAACTGCCCGCTGAGGTGTTCAGGGATGTCAAACGTCTCGCGGGTTTCAGCCAGCACAAACTCACCAGGCCGCAGCCAGTAGGGATCCTGTGCGGTGTAGCCATCAAGGCTGAGCAACTGCATTGTCATATCGACCGGCGACTCGATCATCAGGTTGTCGCCCAGCAGCACGTCAATTGACGCAGGGTTGAGTAGTTTCTCGTCAAACGGCACAATCATGCCGCCGCCTTCACACAGAGAGCGGATCTGCCAGTCGCAAAGAACAGACACTCAGTAATCCCAACGAATGCGTGGACGACCCAGCCGCATTCCGAGATGGACGAACCCCTTGGTTGCACCGTATCCCAAGGAGTACGGCCAGGTCTGATCACAGTACTCTTGCACCTCGTAGATGTCCACGTCCTTGACGTAAAAGTCAATCGCGCCAACGCCTGTCATGTTGTACAGATGCTCGCTGTTGCTGGCACCGCCCACTTGCTTGTTTACAGCAGGAGGCCGATAGCCAGAAGTAATAATGATCGACTTACCGCCAAAATGGCTGCGAATTTTCTCTAGGTACTTGCACATCTCCAGAGCCGTGTCGCACTGTGCTTGCACCTGAAAGCGGCGCTTCTCGTCAAACAACGCCAGTTCGCCATAAGTGATGTTTGGCGTCACCTTGAAGCTGAACGGCTTGTCAGGCGTGAACTTATCGTTCGCTGGTTTGCCCTGCACATGCTGGTTCATCAGTTTGATCAGTTTGTCGGCGTAAGTGGGGTCAGTGGCATAGCCGTCATTTACCAGCCAACGTGCAGCGTCTTCACGGTCGGCCGCATTGTTGCAACCTTTATAGACGTGATAGTCCTTGTACCACCGCTCTACCAGGTAGAACACGCAAGTTTCAAGATCAGGGAAGTCAAGGAACGTATCCTGAATTGTGATCCAACGTCCGTTGACATACTCCTTTGTGTTTCGCGTGGTGCCAGTACCTTTCAGGCCAAAGAAGTTGTTTTCGCCTGATACGTGCTTGCCATAACCAGATTCCAACGCCCACTGCGCAGCAACAAGTTCAGGGAACTTTGCACCAGCCTTCTTAGCAGCAGCGCAAACACCATCCCAGTTGTTATCAAACCTGTCTTGTTTACCAGCCTGACTCCATGTCTTGAACCATTGCTGATCGCGATTCAAGATACCAGGCGATACCTTTAACAACGCAGATTCCAATTCAAAGATGGCCGCCGTTTGATGCGGCAGCTCTTTGTAATACTTGAACAGATCAACTAGCCGCAGGCGGTTCTGGGTCGTCATCGTTCCAAGGAGATGAGATGGACATTGGACCACCCAGAAGGCGGCTGTCTCCAGTTTGCTCAGGCGTAGGCTCTTCGTGTTTAATCACAGGCTGACGTTTGTTTCGCTCTATTTCAAGATCAATTACTTGATTGACCTTTTCAATTTCACGATCCAGTCGTGGCGTCAAAGTTGCATGAAACTTGGCTTGTTGTGCAGCACGCAGTAGGTGATGCCGCCAGTCACGCTTGTCGTAACGCCACAACCAAACAACGTCAGCGTTTAGCGCTTTGGGAAAATAATCTTCAGAGCCTTCACAATGAGTTGTACCCAAGAGTTTTCTTTAATGGGCAGCAGGGCAATGATTTCAGAGCCGGCAGCGATCACAATTGCAATGGCAGCAGCAGTCGTGGGATCCATGACGAAATAGCGTCTGCTACCAGCTTATGGCTTGATCTCCAACTTGATCAACCGTTGCTCGTGATCAAGGATACGATCATCCATTTTTCCAATCTTTTCTTCAAATTTGACTTGATTTTGAAGTACATCATCAAGTTTGGTCGGCACCGTATACACCAAGTAAAAGATGCCGGAGGCTAAGGCCACAGTTGCTGCAACGCCAATGCCCGCAACGGTTTCTTGCTTGACTCCCCGCCAAAAACCATTCTCAGACATCGCACGTCTGCAACTACTTTTAGATCTTACCGTCCCTGCCCACGGGTCAATTTACGACCGTGATTAGGCAAGGAATGTTTTCCATTTCCCTGCCGTGTTCTTTTAGGTTTTGCCGGAACGTGCTGAATAGCTTTAACGCCGGTCTTGGATTTGACGGCCATCAGATCCCGAGCAGCTCCTTCAGCTCCTCCACCGTCAGCCCACTAGCAGCCAGCTTTTCAGCAGGCGTCAGCTCGGGGACGGGCTCGGGCTCGGGTGCAGGCTCGGGGGTGTTGCCGTCCTCCAGCCACGCCAGGTAGGCGGCGTAGTCGGTGTTGGCCTCGTCCTGGGGGATGCAGGCTTGATCTTCAAGGCGCAGGATGCAGTCAGACGTGGTGAGTTGGTAGGTCATGGGTTACAGCTCGGCGGAGGCGGTTGTTGAAGGAGCAATGCGTGCGTACCCGTTGACGTATCCACTACAACCCCATTCATTGGCATAGTCAAAGGTTACAGACGATCCTGCGCCCAATGTGACGGTAGCACTTGCGCGTTTTGTAACTTTATACTGCCAATTTACATAACTTAGGTTAGCATTTGAGCCATAAATACCAGAGCCACCTGCGGGTAGCTGCTCAAAATACCTCTGACACAACGCCAGCTCCTGCCCGTAGCTCCTGCGCTCAAACGGGGTGGCGACGCTGCCGGCTTCAAGTTGGACGCCGGTCACGTACCAGGTCGCGCCGTTGGTGCCGACGACAGAGGTGGCTCCGGTTGCGGAAATGTAGTTGTTGCCAGACCAAGATCCGGCAGTACCGCTATAGGTGGAACCAACACCAAGGCCAAAAATAACAACTAGACCCGAGCTGTTGTCAGTCTCCCATGTTCCACTCGTGTCCCCGGGGATCGTAACCGAGACGGTCGTCCAAGTGTTGGCGGAAGAAATTGCGTAAGTGAATGGATAACTTCTGTTGAACGCGCCGTTTTGTAGAACACCGCCAAAGGTTCCGGTAAGAGAGCTGTAGACCCTAAAACTCATCGTCACGGTAGCTGCGTTGGCTGTACCAAACGCGAGGTCAGCGCCGTTAAAGCCTTCAATAGATTGCTTGATTGAAAAATAATCGCCAGAAGTGACCGAGTAAGCAGACAACGAGGTCACGCCCAAATAGTTGGTGAACCCGGTAGGCGGCGTGACAGAACCGGCGTTGCGCTGCACCGAGAACTTGCTGGACTGACTGGCCTGACCAAACCAACGATCAAGCGTGTACTGGCCGCCCCCGGTCGTGGTAATCGTCACACTCGCCCCAGCATTGCGCTGGTCGATCCGCATGTCGCCGTTGATGATGCGGTTTCTTGCCCCTGCGAGCGCCCCACCATTAAGGCTGCTGAGCTGCGCCGTAGCACTGCCGTCTGCTGCCAGCACAATGGCGGGCGAGGCTGCCGAGGGGGCTTGAAGGTTGGTTGTCTTGATTGTGCTCATGATCAGCCCTCGTAGAGAATGTTGATCGACCCGGCGTCAAAGGTGTTTGTCCCACTTCTGGTGACGCTTACTCGGTCTAATGCGCCTGAAAGATTAGGGCTAACCCCGGCACCGAGAAGAAACCCACCAACGCTAACAGCGCAAGTATGGTTACTTATCCATGTGTTTGCCGTTATGTTTTGAATCACTATTGATCCAATAAGTGCATCTGATCCAGAAATAATCCGAATAACAAAACCGCTTGTTGATGTAGATGTGCCAACCCCCGATGTACCGGATGAACTAGCCGATGTATAACCGGATGTGCTTAAGGAACCGGACCCAACCTGCACTAATACAAAATCTGATCCGCTTAAGCTCACCCCGTTAAACATCACCGTCACCCGTTTCACCCAACTCGGAATCCCAGTGAAGTCAATGCTGGTGCCGCTGGTGCTGTTCTGAGCGGTGGCAAGCGTCATCCGCCCGCGATCAGCAAAGCTCAGAGTGCCGCTGCCGTTGGTGACCAGCGCCTGATCAGCGGACCCATTCCCAGTCGGAAGCACCAGCGTGTTCGACCCAGCCACCGCCGGAGCGTCGATCTCGGTGTAACCCGATGTGCTGCCGTTGAGACGGATACTCATTTGTTTGCCTCCAGGGCGGTCTTGATTTCGTCAGGAGTAGACGCGCCTTCAATCACGTCTTGGATCAGGGCGTACTTATCGCGGATCTGCTGGCGGGCTTCTTCCGCTGTTGCAGCATCAGCACCAGGGATCTGCTTGGCAATCACCTCGTCGTAGGGCTTGAACTCCTCAGCGCGTTGCTGGCGGCGACGGTCGTGGCCGATCTCTTTGCACTTATCGAGGTCGTGCTCCACGCAGCAGTCGCCCATCACCCACGCATTGCGGAAGTAACGGTCGCTGGGAATGTCGGCTTCGTCCACGATTTCGTAGGGCACGCCTTCGGGGACATCCTTGGCTGCGACTTCCTCGATGGGCAGTTCGCCGGTGGGGATAATCACCGCGACGCCGCCTTCAGGTGTGGGGTAGATGATGCGGTTCATGGTGATTAGCGGAAGACGGCGAGATACACGTATTGCGGGTCATAAGCGACACCAGTGGGGATGTTTGTTGCGACCTTGAAACTGCTTGTTGATGGCGCTGTTTGATTTACAGCACCGCCTGCGCTTGTGTTGGGGTATGTAATAGGTAATGCTGCGTTTAATACAGACGCTCCACCGCCAATGACGGTATAGTTTGCATCCGGCATCGCCGTCGTGAAGTTCACCGTATAGTCACCCGTCCCGTTATCCGTAATGCTGCTCACGTTGTAGCTGGCGCGGATTGCTACGGTGCCGGTGCCGTCAAAATTCACCCATGCTTTGCAGAGTTGCCCCTGCTCAGTGGTGCCGATCTTGGCGTAGGTGACGGCGTTGGCAGCCAGCACATCAGTGTCAACCGTGCCATCAGGGATACCCCCGACGCTGATGCCGGTAATTGTTCCAGAGCCGTTGATTGCGATTGGCATGACTTACACCACCGTCCAAGAAGCGCCCGAGGGCACCGTAACGGTCACCCCGGAGTTGATCGAAATCGGTCCGGCTGACATGGCGTTTTTGCCCGTGCTCAAAGTGTAATTGGTGGTGACCGTCTGGCCATTCTCGTAGAAGATGTCATCAGACGATCCACCCGTTGCACCGCCGCCGATTGCGCCCCATGCGCTGGCTTTGTAGCCCTCAAACTGGTTGAGGGTGGTGTTGTACCGGATCATCCCGTTGACCGGGGAGCCGGGGCGTTGGCCGGTGGTGCCGTCCGGCAGTTCCAGCGCCGTGGTGGTGCCGAGGATCACATCGCCGGTGAAGGTTGCACCAGCCAGAGACGCCAGGCCGAGGTTGGTGGAGGCAAGTGTGCCAACAGTTACGAAAGCCGAGTTGGCGGCATTGCGGATCTTGAGCAGGCCGGTGGTGGTATCTGCCCAGAGTTGGAAGGCGTAAGTAGTGGTCGGTGCAGTGGCGCCACTATTGATCGTGGCGATTGCAGCAAGGGCACCGTTGAGGTCTGAACGGACTGCCGCCCCTGTGCCGTTGGCTATGACGTAATCGTGCTGAGCCACGAATCAGGCGTCCTTTAATACAAGAAGTTTAGCCCTGCCGTCCATATCCGGTTGCACTCCATGTGAAGTTGCGGGTGACGGGACTACCGCCGGAGTTGAAAAAGCTGATCTGGAAGCCGGTGCCAGTCACGTTGGAGATCTGGAAGTAATCGCCGGCCTGCAGGTTTTGTGCCGTCACACCGACGCTGGGCAAATAAGCGTTCAAGCCGCCGATGCTGGCCGTTCCAGTGAAGAACGGGTAGGGAAAGGTCACGGCGGTGTTGGTGGTGCCGCTCGCTGCGGCGTTGCTCTGCTCGGTCCGGCGTTGGATGGTGGCGAGGTAGCCCAGCTCATCGACAAGGATGTTTTCGGCAACGTCGTTGCTGGTCAGCGTGGTGCGGAACTGGAAGCCGCGGCCACGGAAGGTGCCATTAACGAACGGCTGCCATGCGTTCCACGTCGGGGTGCCGCTCGGGTTGTCGGTGGTGCTGCGGAGTTCGAGGATGGCGTTCACCGCGTCGATCACGCCGCCGTCCCAATCGCTCCAGTCGTCCACTTCGGCTAGGCGGCTGTCGATCAGATCGCTGGGGTAGTAACCACGGGTGACGAAGTAGCGGCTGAAGTCGATGGAGAAGGTGTTGCCGAAATCAACGGTGGTGGCGAAGTCGTAGGTGCCGGAAGACTGCACCGAACCCATCACGTCGAAGGTGGGCAGTAGATCCACATCGGGCACGTCATCCAGCAAGTCCGAGCCATCCAGCGTCAGGGCGTCAAACTCCTCGCTGTAGAAGGTGTTGGTGCGTGTGCCCTGGAACGGTGGGACGTCTTGGTCCTCGCGGCGGTTGATCAGCGTGAGCGGTGCCAGCGTGTCAGGCAGGTCGATGATGATGCTGGTTTCGCTGGCGCTCTGACGGCCACCGTCGTCCTCGAACTTGACCAGCACTTCGCCTTCCACCAGCGGGATGATGGCCTCGGTCGCGCTACCGGATTTGGCGGGGATCAGGTCAACGCTGTTGCTCCAGCTAGCCGAGCCGTCCGTCAGGTTGCTGTGGCGGATGTGGATTTTGCCGCCAACCTTTACGTCGAGGTCTACGGTTTCGTCCCAGCGCAGGCGGCCGGAGTTGGCGTTGATGGCCTCAAAGCTCAGGTTCTGGACGTTGCCGGGGACGGCGGTTTTGCCGACAAGTTGGAATTGATCGGCGGCTATTGCACCACCTTTGTTGACGTAGTTGTACGCCTGAATTTGTACGTAAAGCGTTCCGGGGCGCGTGTTGAGGATCTTGATTGACGGCGAGGTGGTGTTTACCTGCTGCCAGTTGTCGTTATCGACGCGGTATTTAACGCGAAACTCCGAGACGCGATCTTTGGGGCTGATCCAGCCAAGGGTGAAGCCGGAAAAAACGCTTTGGCCGTCTTGGTATAGATATTCAGTGCCGTCAATGCTGCTGACTGCATCGGGCGGGTCGCTGAGGTTGCTGATGTCGCGGGTGGTCAGCGTGTTGTCGCTTTCAATCGCGTTGTAAATGCTGCTGTTGTATTGCAGGGCGGTGACGCCGTAGATGCCGTCGTCCGATTCGGCGACGTTGAGGACGCGGAATTGCTGGGATTCGATGTCGTCGGTTTGGATCAGCCAGATGGCGTTGGCGTTGGGTGCTTCGCTAAATGGGTTGCCGACCGTGATGGTGCGGTCGCTGATGGATTGGATCGGGCGAAGTTCGACGTTGCCGCTGGGCAGGATGACCGAAATACGCGGGTTACTTGCCAGATTGACGGACAGGCTGCTGCTGGAGTCAACCGTGATGGTGGTTGTGGTGGCAGAACTGACGCGACCGCTGCGGCGTGTGCCAGCCTTCATCGGGTCGGCAACGTCAATCACCATCCCAGGGCGCAGGATGATGCCGCTGTCGATAGACACCGAGAAGGTGACGGTTTCGGTCAGGTTTTGTTCGCTAAGGAGTGCCCACTTACCAGCGCGATGCGCTTGACCTTGGCTGTAACAACCGAGGGCTTTGATGTCTTTGTTGATGATGCCGTATTTGGCTACAGCGTCTGCATCTTCGATGTACTCGTACTCAACTTCGCCCAAGGTGTCGTAGGACTGCCAGGCAACAGTTGCGACGCTGTGGCGAGCTTTTTGTGATGTGCCGCTGTAAACAAAAATGCCATCAACGACATTGCTTTGTCCCAGCAGATATTGCGAGTCGGTCGGTTTGTCCTGCTGGAGCACCAGCGAGCCGGCGCCGTAATACGCGATGCCACGGAACAGGCTCGTCATCTCTTGGATGACGTTATAAACCTCGTCGCGGCTGTTAATTAGTAGGTTGCAGGAGAAGCGTGGTTCCAATCCGTTTTTGCCGTCGTCAACAAGGGCATTGCAGTATTGGCTGATGGCGTAGAAGTCGTAGCGATCCAGGCTGCTGGTGGGGATGCTGGCGCCGTAACGGGTGTTGGTGAGCAAATCCCAGAGGCACCAAGCTGGGTCATTACACCAAGTTGCAGCACCGAAGGTGCCGTCCCAGACGCCGGAATAGGTGACGCGACCTAGGTAAGTGGTGGTGTCAACGGTGGCGTTGCTGGGCAGTTGGACTTTTTGCCCACGAATCAGATATTTGCGGGTTGGGATTGAGTCAAACTGGCGGGAATCAAACCGCAAAAATGCCAATGCGCTGTTGGGGTAGCGCAGTTTTTCGTCGATAATTTCGGTGTAGCTGAACCAGTAGGTTTGGTTTTGGCGTTTGGTGCTCGATTCGTCGGCGCTGACGCGAATGACTTTGATGTCAACGGGGAACGCACCAGACAGCGGGATCATGTAATCGCGCTGGTAGCGGTTGCTGGTTTTGCCGCTGATCGTGTCGTCTACGACGGTTGTATAGCCGCCGGCGTTGTATTGGACTTGGATACGGACTTGGACGCTGTGGCCAACAATGTCGCCGTCATCTTCGATGATCTGCAGTGATGGAACTTGCAGTGTGACGCGCACACGATCCACGTCGGAATCGGTGATGGTGCGGACAACGGGTGTGGCATTAACAACTTCGACGTTGACGCCTTCCTCGCTTTCGGTGCCAATCGCGTTGCTGATGTAGCTCTGGGCTTGCGTGCCAGTGCGGGTGACAACTGTGTAGCCCTCGAAGTTGGCGTTGTTGGCGGCGTCGCGGACTGGAGTGCCTTCCAGATAAATACCCTTTTCGCCGTTTTCGATGCCGTCGATCTCGCCTTCACACAGCAGATCCAGCACGCTGGCGTATTGAACTGACTGGAGTGAGTCGTCGGCTTCTGTTGGGGTGCGGCTGGAGCCACCGCCACCACCGCCGCCTTTACCGCCGCCACCGCCTCCGCCGCCAGCACCAGCAATGCCGAGACCTAGGCCGGCGTTGTGGACGCGGATGTTGTTGGCGATGAAGGTGTGATGGCCTTCGACCGTCAGGTTGTAGACCGTGCCAGTGCAGAATTCGGTTTTGCCGACGATGGGGCGCAGGTGGTTATTGGCATCAACGAGGCAGTCGTCGGAGCCGAGAGTGTCGATTTCGACGAAGGCGTTGAATTGGTTGAGGACCCAGTGGTTGGGAGTGGCATCAAGATGCTCGCCGCCCCAGAGCGTGTAACGAATGACGCGCTCGTCTTCGTGCTCATGGACTTTGAGGATCTTGGCTTCGTGCAGTCCTCCTGCGTCGTCAAAACTCAGGACGAGATCGCCAGCCTGCAGTTCATCAATGCGGCGCGTGCCACCCGGAATTGCGACAAGGGTGTGCCCCAGGAAGCAACCGCCACCGCCACCACCGCCAGAGCCGACAATCCGTGTCATATCAGTTGGTCAACGTCAAGGCCGCTAGAAAGAACAGCGGAGCCAACGAATACGCGCCCGTATGCAATAGGCACCGGCAAACCTTGCTTTGCGGTGTTGACGATGCCGGAGAAAGTGAATGACTCGAACTTTGCGGCGTCGCGTCCGCGTTCTGTCGTGGTTGTGGACTGAACTGGGGCGGGCGATAGTGCTTGTGCGACTCCGCTAATTGCCAGCGACAAGCCAACAAAACCAAGGGCTGATGCTGCCGCACCACCGATCAAACCAGATGCTGCGATGCCGCCGCCAACACCGCTGAGGCCAGCGCCTAAACCGAGGAAACCGCCTGCAACAGGACCGGCGACGATTGCCAGTGCGACAAGACCGATGCCTGCCAAAATTTGGCCGCCGCCCTGGCCTGCACCCGCGATTACGGGCGTGATGCTAAAGACTTCACGTTCACTAAATGGGGCTGCAATTAGGACGGCGTTTTGTTCGGTAATTTTTTCTTTTCCGAGGGTTACGCGATAACCAACGCCGTCTTTTTCGCTATCCAGCAGCCACTTTTCAAGGCCGGGAAAGTTGACGCAGAGTGCCTTGAGGGCTTGGGCAGGCGTGTCGGCTTCAAATTGGAAGCGGCACTGGCCGAGCTTTTTGCGGAGTGCGCCGTAGACCTTAACGACTTTCATGCCGCAGGACTCGGGCGGTGCTCTTCAAATAATAACCGCCGTACAGATCA